CTTATTTAATTGCGAAATAGCGTCTGCAATTTTCTTGTGTGGTGACTTTGTATCATCATTTCTATATTGATAATATTTGTTCTCTGCCAATTCGTGTGTCACCACTTCCATCTTATCTGCTGGACGATTTGCATCTTTTTCACCCTTGGGTGTGAGTTTATATCCAGTTTGATTTGCTAGATGCTTTGCTCTATCTACATTTGTCTTTTTATTACCACGGAATGCCATAGGAGTTAGATAACCCGCAACCATGCCAGTTGTTGACATTTCATCCAATTCTTTCTTAATCAGTTCACGGATAGCTTGACGAAGCGCTTCTTTTTTGTCCATAATTAACTCTTCAAATTGTCTAACGTTTTGGTAATTTCCAAAGCGATAAGTAACGCTGTCATATGATTTTCTTTAATGACTTGTGTAGTCTTAATTTTTTCCAACTGACTAACTACTTCTGACAACTTAATTTTTACAATTTTGTCTTGTACGTAATTAAGTTTAGACTTGATTTCCGTTATTAATACGTTACATTCACTAACTGCACACTTACGAAGTGTTGCGCTGTTAGACACATTATTAATGTATTCACGAAGAAGATTTTTCTGACGGTCATTCAATCCTTGATATTTCTCGTTGAATTTTTCCATCAAAATTTTGTATGACAACAGACGTAAATCTTCTTCTTGTCCCTTGACGGTTTCGAATAACGCTGTGTCGTTTTTAATTTCTTTGTTGGCAATCGTACCACTTAGATGTTCTACTATGGTAAATTTTGCTTCTACCATTCCTTCGATTTCATTGAAATCTTTAAGTTCGTTGATAACCCCATCAAAAACTTTATACACGGATGCGTAAACTTTGTATGACGGAACACGGGCACCCAAAAATTCTTTTAAGTCATAATTATTTTTTATTTCTTTAATTAACTTATATTTTTGAGTGTTAAGTGCTATCTCATTAAGTTTCTTACGTTGATTAATAATAAGATTTAATAATTCGAATGCCTTTGCTTCACTTAAATGCGAAGCGTTGAAAAATGATCTATACAGAATTAATTCTTTACCTAGTTCTGTTTTAGAGTTGAAGTACTCCTTCATTAGCTTAACTGCAACATCGCTGTTGCGGTTCTCTAATGCATCGGAGGTGATTTTACGGACTAATAATTCAAAGAGAATGCCCGTATTCCGTATTTTGTTGTGCTTGACGTTAGATTTCATACACATCCCGTTTTGGTGACATTATACCGTCATATATTAAATATAACGAATATTTATAAGACTTTAATTTTCTAGGTCCAAAATGTTACTTTCGTCCAACAATGTTTGTGAAGATAAGGTAGATTCCATAATAATTTTTTTAGAATTTGCCTTATTCAAGAATGCTTGTACTTCCAAAGATAGTGGTGATTTACGTTTGTCGTTTCTCTGCTTACCCACTTTAAAAACCTTTTTATTTTCCTTGTGTCCTAATGGATCACGACCTCGTGGGTGACTATCTTGACCAAATTTCATTCCTTCTCGTGGACGACCCATTTTAGCTTCTTCCAATTCTTCCTCTGAAATTTCCAGTTCACTTTCTTCACTTGGTTCTTCAAGAGAGGATAAAATGGTATTAACATCATCTATTTGTTGATCTTGTTCCGGAGCTGTCTGACTGTCTGGTTCTCCCGCTGGAAGTTCTTCTGGTGGTGCTTCCGTTGGTTGACCTGCCTGTTGTTCAATTCCAGTCAACTCCGCCATACGTTTGACATCTTCTATAATCTTTTTACGTTCCGTAATAATTTCATCTTCTGACAATTCTAAGATGTTGTGGTAAACCCAATCTTGGGATAGCATCTTAGATTCCATAATTTGTGTAGCAACACCTACCTTTTCCTTCCACAAATTTAATTTTTCTTGTTCGTAGATGACCGATGGATTGGTCAATGATAGTTCAAAATCAACTAAATCTTCATCTGTAAATCCTTGAACGTATAAATGGATAATCGCAATCTTAGTTAATTCCGATACCATGATTCTCTGGATACGTTCGATTGTACGAGCAAATCGTACATCCTGCGCAGCCAACGTAGCTTTTCCACTAATATCTTCATCATATCCTATAAATGATTTGGGGACTTTAAATGCTGCCAAAAGTTTTCTACGAAGATACTCAATATCCTCAATTGCATTGAATTGCAATCCAGGAAGATTCTGAATGTCGGTACCACTGTCTTTTCCACGGGTTGGTAAGAAGAAATCTTCTGTGATATTTTGCATATTATATCGAAGATTATAATCACCCGTTTGTGGATCAACCAATGGTGTCTTTTTCATACGGTCAATAATACGACTCATAAACGTATCAATTTCGGCAGGTGGGATATTACCGATATCTACTAAAATCTTACGTTTGTCTGGTGCTCTCATAATACGATGAATTAACATCGCATCTTCCATCAATTGAAGTTGTTTCCACACACGACGACCACCTTCAATCATACTTTTTCCATATGGAAGGAAGTTGGTGTCTGCTAATAATCGGAAGTGGGCAACTTCGTAATTATCAAATTCTGTTTTACCCAGTGCCAAGAAATCGTTTTCAATCTTGAATTTTACAGAGAATGGATTACCTGGGTCTTGTCCTTCGATACGGATGGTTTCATATACAGATAACGGCAATACGTTGACAACACCATATTCTGGGTCAATGTCGAGATATAAGAAGAAATCTCCATACTTACACATATTTCTGACCCACGGCCAGAGATTAAATTCTACGTTGAGAATGTCGTAAAATAAATTGTGAAGAATTTCTTGTATTTGAGTATTTTTTGAATGGATACTGATTATTTGATTGAATTCGTCTTTAACAGTACTTTCGTCTGCGTAGATATCCATAACCGATGCGATAATAGGGTCATTATCCATCATGTCGTAGTCACGGAATAATTGTAACCGTGAACCTTGGAACGCCGCGGCTGCTTCATATCGTCCGTGGGCAGAGCCATATCCACCCGTCATTGACGAATAGACGCGATGGTATCTATCAATACCGCGTCTATTGATAAATGCTTGAATATTATCGGTGTCTGCGATTCTTAACTTTTTTCCACCAACATTACGAACTATCGTGTTAGAAGAAAAAAGTTTCTTTAATCTGCCAAATATGCCGTTGTCAGCCATAACCCCTCAACTGTTAGTAGATATATAATTCGTCTAATGCAATAACCGTTAGACGAACTGCTTCCGTATCTAATCCCGTAGTTGGTTTTTGCAATAGACTGTTTAATTTTTCGTGTAATGCACGTGCTGGTATTACTACATCTACGAGTTCTTTCATATGCCATGCGGACATTGTATTATAATTGTATGGCATTTCATTGACCGCAGTAATACCTTCCATTAACTTTGCTACCAATTCGGTAATTTCATTCTGCTGCGACTCTTTTAAAGAGGGCATTAATTTTTCAAGTAGGGCAACTAATCGTGTAGAATTAATACGATTTTCCTTACCTGCTTCTGTTACTAAGTGTGTTAACTTAATCATGCTTCTTCTCCTTATCTAATGCTCTTCGCATTTTCTTAACATCTTTTGGTTTCGGTGCGCCTCGAATGACACCACCAGGTCCAACTAATCCCATTGCGGGTGCCGCTGCCGCTGGTGCTGCTCCTGCCATTTGTTCCGAAACCTTTTTCTCTACGTTCTTTAATAATAGAGAATAATACTTTGGATTTTCTTTCAAATGTGCTGCTGCAATTTTTGCAGTCTTAACCACGTTTCCGTGGGTCACATCTTGATGTTCCAATTCAGTATTCATTCCCAAAAAGAATTCTGTTGGGTTAAACTTATAACCCATTTTATCTAACATCTTGTCGGATTGTTCCCGTGAAATTTTCTTTTTCATATGTTACCAAGTACGACATGCCCAGTAACGAGCTTTCGTTCTTGGACCTGGGTTATCACAGTTGTGTCTAGCACGGAATGCTTTACGGCGAGAAGGAATGTTCTTTTTAATTTTCATTGTCTTTTCACCACGGCGTTTTGCCGAAGTTCCACCGTGACCAAAGCTAACTTTCTTAATATTTCCACTCTTTGGGTCACGAACATACACCTTGAACTTCTTGACATCCCCTCTCATAATCTTACCAAGAGGAACTTTACGTCCTTGATATTCCGCTTCACCAAGTTGATTTTCGTGTAGTCCTTCAAGAACTTCTATTAAACACTCATTACAGAATTCACCTTCATGTAATTCATCAACTGCTTCCGAACCAAATTGGTTACGTTCGTGGTCTTGGTCTGGTTTAAAGTCACTATCCGAAGTAACATCACTTTCTGGACGATGATATAATTCTTTAACTGGAACACAGTTAGGAACCATTTTACCGTTTAGTTCCTTCATTCCAACTTGCTTATATCCGTCCCAGCAGGATTCGCATAGAATATCAGTCAATCTAATCATAGTTGCTCTCAATGTCAAGAGTTTTATTTCTTTTTAAAAGTAGAAACCATAGTTGGTTTTCCACCTGGATTTCCTGCTTTTCTCTTTCTTGTTACAGCTGAACGTTTTTCACCTTTACTCATTGCTGCTGCGGAACGAGCAGGTCTACATTTTGGATATTTAGCTGACCCACCCTTACGTTCTTTTTTACCAGCGGAAGCACCACACGGTGGATGTTTTCCAGTTTTCGGGTCTTTTCTGGAAATATCCACCCATTTCTGCTTCAACCACTTACCCAATTCACCCTTTGGTTTGTACTTCTCATCCAAAATATCTTCGGTAAGTTCGACTAAAATATCTTGTAATTTCATTACTTTAAGAACTTCAACTTGTAAATTGTGGAATTCACCAATCCAGAAATTTCATCTACGATATTATTGAGGTCACCATCTTGTGGCAATCCAGTACGAACACTATCAATATAAGTTGATAACCCAGTAAAATACTTTACTAGTTCGTCACCTTCAAAATATTGTTTTTGTGGAGTATATCCACGGATAATACCGTAACGACCTTGGCAAGTTTCTGCATATTTATCTACCAAATCTACAATGTCATCGTAATATTCATTTAATGCTTTGTGGGCAGCATATGACGAAGTTTGTAAATGAAAGATGTGTGCTTGGTCACGACTATTGAATAGTGTGGACAAAAACTTTGCTACGGTTTCCATTACATTGCTCCAGCGTTAGGTGCCGGTTGTTCTTTCTGTCCGTATTCGTGATAACTGGTATTTGCTTGATCTAAGTTATTTTCTGCTACTGCGATATGGTCTTGAATCCATGCCGGAATGTCCTTTTCATCCATTCCAATCTTACCCTTTAATTCGGTTGCGTGACGGATAATAGAGTCAAGAGTTTTACTTGCCATTGAAACTTCGTGATCTTCACCTTCAGCACCTTCCTTCTTCATTGCCTTACCAATTGCATCACGACGAGCTTGTAAATACTTGTCGGAAGAGTCCTTATCTCCATCGTTATCAATATCACCATCTTCTTTACCAACTGGGTCCATTGCTTCCAGTTGTGCGATTAATTCATCAAGTTTTGCAGATTGTTCTTCTGAGAGTTCAGTTTCTTCCTTGAGCTTCTTCAAGGTCATAGCTAAACGAGCACGTTGGCCTAGCTTACCACCCTTTTCGGCAGCAGCTTTTAACTTACCGGCTGGGATTGGTTCATCTGCCGATACACCAAGTTGTTTCTTTAATGCACCTGGTTTCTTGATTGCTTGTTGAATCCACTTTTCTTCTTCATTCACCGAACCAACTGGTTTGTTACCAATTGCTTTAATACCAGGTACTAATCCCATTAATTTAATCATCGTGCTTCTCCAAATGTTATAGGGAGGTTTGTCCCTTCTTTTTTGCTATTAAATACCGCTTGTATAAATCTCTTTTTGCTCTCATTAACTTATCTGTTAAATCTACCTTGCCATCATTATTGATGTCTGCGTCCTCTTGACCCATTGGATCACGACGAACGTGTGGATAATGTACTTCTTTCTTACCACTTCTCCATCCACCACCCATACTCTTGTACTTTTTTGCTGCCCATAAGTTAGCGTATGCCGATGGGTAGACTTTAAACTTACGTTTTGCAGCGGCCTTGGCTGCAGCCCACTTTGATGGATTAGTTGGAATTGACTTTTCTAATAGTGCGGAAAGTTCTTCCATTTTTTGGAGTCGTGGGTCTGCAAAGTCACTTTCAGTTTCTTTATATCCACCCCACGGATAACCTTCATCTTGTTTGCAATCACAACCTTCGGTTTGCAAACAATTACAATCCTCAAAGATATATGAATAGTAATCCTTGTAATTCATTGTTATTTTGCCTTGTTTTTCTTTTTGGAATCTATTGCTCTGTTGGTAGCCGTTGCATATAGGTATGACTTCCAATCGTCACCAAATTTATCTTTGAAATAACGAACCGAACGTTTGTTTTTTAGTAATTTCTTACCAATCTTATCACGACCTTGAACTTGTCCCTTGGTCATCTTTCGTGGTGGTTCACGACTTGCAACCGTACGTTCGTCGAGTTCCTCTTCTTCTGGTTTTTGCATTTCTTGAAGAACTGCTGCTAATTCTTCACGGATGATTTCTAAAATTTCATCTTTGGTCATATCTTATACCGGTTTAGATTTGGTTACACCACCACGTTTGCGCTTTTTACGTCCTGCGCAATGTGCTTTTTGACTGAAACCTTTGGGGTTACTACAATTTATGGACTTTTTATACTTCTTTGTCCATTTTTCAGTTAGTAAAATATCAACTAGTTTAATCATAGTTAAATCCAATAAAAACACTACATTATAAATAGTGTATTATCCTAGTAACCACGATATATTTTCCTTCTTACCACCAATTTCCATTTCATATGGATTGTGTGTAACATGCTTATTTGTGTACACCATACCTTCTACACTATACCTTGTCTTGTCCAATGTTAACTTCGTCAGTTCTATACCCTCCTGGCGCAACCTGAGGGCGGTGTCTCGTACCCATAGACCTATACACAATGCCATCGTCAAGTCATCGTTATAACCAGATAATGCTTCTGGTCTACCGTTCTTCCAAATAAAGGTATCTAATTCGGCGCACATACGAGATGACCGAATAGTAAAACTATTTTCTAACATATATTCTTTTAATCGTGCGATAACCAACGGACGGGTTCGTTGTGATGTAGTAAACCCAGGTACCATATTACGTTCTTCACGATAATATTTTCCTGTCATTTGGTGTTCGACATCCACGTATTGTAAATCCTTGGACATATAAAAGAGATTTTTATAACCTCTGTCTATAACTTGTTGTATTGCGTTCCATCCTATACTACTATTTTCTGGGATGAGGAGTGCATCATTGTATTCCGTTGCGATAGACACCAACATATTACCAAACTGTTTGGTTTCTACCTTTCCTTTATATTCTGCCACTTGGGTTGACGTTTCTACGTCAATTACATGAAATGCGGAATAGTCCTCACCATCTCCACGAGATACGTCAGCCGAAACAATATAAGATTTCCCAGATTGTGGGTACTCCCATATCCATAAGTTTCCATCAAACCCACCCTTACTAATAGGTTCTTTCACGAACGTGGATTTGTAGAATTCAATAATTTCTGGTGGAACAACTGTATTACCTGAAAAGATGAACGAGGCATCATGTTCTTGTGCTGCCTGCATTTCACCAAGAATTTCTGTTTGACGGTCACGCCATGCCTGGTCACGCTCTGGATGTACTTGCCAATCCAACAAGATTGGATTAAATTCATTTGCTTGACTTTCTGCTTGTTGCCACATCTTGTGGAAGAAGTTACCCACACCATTTGGAGTGGAAATAAGAATAGCTTTTCCACCCGTGGACAACGTACTTGATGCTGCCGTCCAGATAATGTCGGCGTTATCAATAAATGCACACTCGTCAAGAATCAATAGAGACAATGCTTCGGAACGTCCAGCGTCTTTACTACTTGCCACAGCTTTAATTTGTGACCCGTTAGTGAATTGTAATGACAGTTTATTATCTGTTAATATTTCACCACGTAACCACACAGGAAGGTTTTGGTGCATAAAACGAACTTTGGTTACTAAGTTCTTTGCAGTTTCTTGCTTGGTTGCGATAACAAGAATATTTTTGTCTTTGTGAAACAACATCAACCACAACGCATACCCTGCAACTAATGTAGAGAAACCTAACTGACGCCCTTTAAGTACGATGTTATATCGGTTTTCTTCAAACTCTCCCATCGCCTTTGCTTGGTATGGATATAAGTCAAACAACACCCGACCACGAATCGGGTGTTGAATATACGAATATTTAGATAAAAAGTACTCAGGTTGGAGTGCGCACTTTTTATATTCTTCTTTAATACGTTCACGTAACTGTTGTGCTGTTGTATTCATAATACCTCTTATTTGACTACAAGGACTCCCGATACTACACCGACTCCGATACCAACCAAAAATGACATTTTACGACTTGGTAACTTGATACCAAACATACGGTTGGGATTTTTTGGTGCTTGTGGGATATTAATAATTACTTTTTGTAAACTATCCCGTGATGTTGTAAGTAACAAAATAGCGTTATCTTTGTTTTTTAATGCTCGTTCCAACTCAGATACTTGCGATGCTTGGGTTTCAATTGTAATTTCTTGTTGTGCAATAATAGAATCTTTTACTGGTAATATTGCTCGTGCCAATTCCAGTGTGTCCGTTATTGTTTTCGACATTGTTGCCGCTACAGTTTTTAAATTAGTAGTGGATGACCGAAGTTCAACAACTTGTGACCCTAAAACTTTTGCACGTGACTCTGCCGCACGAGCTTCATTTTCTTCTATTGCAATTTGTGTTTTTAAACTATCTGCAAAATGTATAGCAGAATCAGCTTGTGCTTGAAACTTTTTATATTCCGCTATATACTTGTCCATTTCATCTTGCTTAACAGATGTTGTAACACAATACGATAATGATGCAATTACCGATATTATTACGATAGACTTAGTTGTTTTCAGTATATGCGGGATTACCAAATTTACCCGTTTCATCGAATTCTCCGGCTTCGACCTTTATTAAATGGTCTTTGAGTTTTTGTATTTCTTCTTCTAAATCTTTTCGAACAGTAGTTAAATCAACATTCCATTTTTCAATCATCAAAATCTTTTCTTGGTCTGCATGAATAAATTCTGGTTGTGACAAATTTTCGTGATAATTTTGCAGTTCTTGTATTCTATCTTTTACCCAGGCAATATGGTTTTGTTTACCTTTTTCTACAATTGTTTCTACCCATTTACCTTGACGTTTTAATTCCATCTCTTCTTTTTCTATACAGTTGTAACAAACACCACGTTTTTTATAAGCTTTTAGATGAACACCATTCAACGGAGTGTCACACTTCGGACACCACCACGGTGTCTTAAAACCATCCAGTTTAGTGACAGATTGTATTAATCCATTTTTTCTGGTCCATTTTGTACCATTTACATCTACCCACACATCACCTTCTTTCCGTTCAACTTGCTTCGGTGTCCAACCAAACGTAAGTTTTTGTTCCTGCTTGTTCACCACTTCACCAATTTTTTTTCTTACGTTCTTCATTGCATCTTCATTCATTCGTGTCATAATAACCCCTTATGTTTTAGCAAATTTTTCTGCTGCTGGTTTTGTGCCAAAGTATCGTACTTGATTTTTCTTATTTTTACCACCAAAATTTCCACCTTCCGTTTCCCAAGTTTCACCAGGTTTATAAAATGATGGATCTTTTGGTGCTGGTTTTTGGGCTTGTGGTTTTTTAACAGGTACTGCCGGCGTTTTATCTTTTATTCTGGCTTTTGCCGCTTTTTCACCACCATGTTGCTTTGTTAGTTGTAATGCTTCTTCGGAATCGGTGGTAACTTTTACAATTTTTTTAAAGATATCAGGATTAAATTTTCCATATATCATCGTAAAGATTTCTTGTTTTGCTCTATCGGTAATCTTTGGATCACCAAATATTGCTCGTACTTGGGTTCCACTAATATTCTTACCATTAAGTTGAAGTTGCATTTCTGGTGCGATGATATAGTATCCTTGTTCACCGTATCCCTTTCGTTCTGCATCAGGAACTTCATCATAATTTTGAAAATATTTTCCACCAGTTAATCGCTCCGAGTCTTTTTGACTGACCGCGGTGACATAAGTAGTGTCTGGTGGTAGTTCTCCAAGAATTTCTTTTGGTGCGTATGGGTTTTTA